GGTCGGCGTCGAGGCGGCTCGCTGAGGTTGTGCAGTTGGACACGGCGCGTCCGTTCCGGGACACGATCACGGGGAACACGGTCCGGGATCCTGACGCGGTCGGGTGGCGTCGGGAAACCTCCGGCGTTGGGTGCGGGTTCTGCCGGCTTTTGGCCGCGAAGGGCGCAATCTACAGGGCGTCTACGGCCCGTTTCGCTGCCCATGATCACTGTGGCTGTACTGCGGCTCCGGTGTTCGGTGTGGGCGAGGTTGGTCCGGAGGCGTCGGCGTTGCAGTACGTCGCGTCGAAGCGTCGCCGGTCTGAGGCGGAGAAGCAGGCGCTTCGGGAGCACATCGCCGCTCATTACGGCGGCGACACATGATCTACCCCGGTTCGGGGTGAACGCTACGGCCGCGTTACTGGCCGGTCTGATGTCCGACGGGACAGAAACGGAGAGTACCGATGACCGATGCAACCGACACCACCACCACGGACACGACCGATGTTGGCAAGGGCGGCGACGGCAAGGACCAGCCGACCACGTTCACGCAGGCGGACCTGGACCGGATCGTCAGCGATCGGCTGAAGCAGCAGGCGAAGAACAAGTTCGGCGACTACGACGAGCTCAAGGCGAAGGCCGCGGGCGCGCAGACCGTCGAGCAGAAGCTCGCGGAACTCGAAGGCAAGTACTCGGCCGCTGAAGCTCGCGCTCTGCGCAGCGACATCGCGGCCAAGCACGGTATCAGCGCCGAGGACCGAGACCTGTTCCTGACCGGTACGGACGAGGAAACCCTCACCGCGCAGGCGAAGCGCCTGTCCGGGCGTGAGGCGGACCGGAAGAAGCAAGGCAACGTCGCCCCACGCGAGGGCAACTCCAACACTCAGCCCGCGGACCAGGAACGCCAAGCAGTGCGCTCCCTGTTCGGCGGGCAGTAACCAGAAAGAAGGAATGAGTCATGGCTGTTTTCAGCACCAATGACGCTCAGGTCCTCATGCCCCGCAACCTCGCGGACGGCATGATCCGGGCGACGAAGACCACGTCTGTGGTCGCGCAGCTCTCCGCGCGGGAGCCGCAGCGGTTCGGCACGGTGGACTACCTGACGTTCAACGACTTCCCGAAGATGGAGTACGTCGAGGAGGGTGCGGACAAGGCGTCGCAGACCACCTCGTTCGGCTACGTCACGGCGAAGCCGCACAAGGGGCAGGTGACGCTCCGGTTCAACGAGGAGGTCCAGTGGCTGGATGAGGACTACCAGCTCGGCATCCTCCGCGAGGTCGCGAACGCCGGTCAGATCGCTCTGTCCCGCGGTCTGGACCTCGGTCTGATCCACCGCATCAACCCGCTCACCGGTCAGGTGATCACCGGGTGGGACAACTACATCGGCGCGACCACGAAGCGCGTCGAGATCGCGACGGCCGAAGCCGACGCGGACGTGCGTTCCGCTGTGGGTCTGCTCGTGAACGACTCGAAGTCGGTCAACGGCTTCGCGATCGACCCGAAGTTCTCGTGGTCCCTCGCTGGCCTGCAGGCGCTCTCCGGTGGTCAGCCGACGGGCACGCCCCGGTACCCGCAGCTCGGGTTCGGCACCAACATCGACGCGTTCCTCGGGATCCCGGCCGCGCAGGGTGACACCGTGTCCGGTGTCCCTGAGGCGGCGGACACGGGCATCCGCGGCATCGTCGGTGACTTCCAGAACGGCATCCGTTGGGGTGTGCAGCGTGAGCTGCCCGTGGAGATCATCCGGTTCGGTGACCCGGACGGTCAGGGTGACCTGAAGCGGAAGAACCAGATCGCGCTGCGTCTCGAGGTCGTCTACGGCTGGTACGTGTTCGCGGACCGGTTCGCGGTCATCGAGAACGCCGCGGCCTGATGCCGAAGTTCACCAACGAGTTCGGGTCGGTCGTGAACGTTGATGACGCGACGGCTGAGCGTCAGGGCGAGCGGTGGACGCCGGTGGAGAAGCCGCAGGTGTCCAAGCCTGCGGCACGCACGGCAGCCAAGAAGTAGCGGGAGGGGGCGGTCATGTCGGTGACATCCGAGACAGTCGCGGTGGCGCTCGGCAAGGCCGCCCCTGAACCGAACTCGATCCAGGACCTGCAATGGAGTCTGTGGATCGAGGACGCTGAAATGCTGATCGAGGCGCGCAGGCTCGCGATCAACAAGGACCTCACCTTGGATGAGGCGAAGGTCGATTACGTGGTCCGGCAGGCGGTTGTCGCGCACATCCGTAAACCGGATGATGCGACGCAGGTGACCATCGCGGTGGATGACGGGTCCACGTCGAGGACGTACCAGTCCGGGCACGGTCGTGTCGCGATCGTGGATGAGTGGTGGGCGCTCCTGGGGCTCACTGAGCCGTCCACGGGGGCGTTCACGGTCGATATGGCGGCCGGTGGTGCTGCGGCGCATCTGCCGTGGTGCACCCTGTACTTCCTCGGCGGGTATTGCTCGTGCGGGGTCGATATCGCGGGTCGGCCGATCTACGAGGGCGGCGGGTACCTGTGACCCTCGGGGATGACATTCAGGGGGTGCTGCCTGAGTTGCAGGCGGCCGCTGAGTCGATGATGCGTGACCGGTGGGTGGTTGAGAAGATCACTGCTGGTGGTGTCCTGAACGAGGACACGGGCGAGTATGAGGGCGCTGTGGTGGCCGTGTACGAGGGGCCGGGGAAGTTCAAGGCCGCGAACACGGCAGTGCAGGATGTCGAAGCGGGCGGGCAGTTGCTTGCTGTGCAAGGCGCGATGTTGTCGCTCCCGGTGACGGCGGTGGGTGTCCGTGAGGGGCATGTGGCGCGGTGTGTGGCGTCGGAGAATGACCCGGATCTAGTTGGGGTGCGGGTTCGGGTGACTGGGCCGGCGAGGGGTACGGCGATCACGGCGCGAAGGTTCCGGGTCGAGGAAACCAACTAATGCCGACGGATGTGCGGGTCGTGTATCTCTCGGTCGCTATAGACCCAACTGAGGGGGTTGTGCCCGGAGTGCTGGCTGCCTGCGTTGCTTTCCGTACGCGCGTCACGCAATTGTCATGTTCCGGCGTCAGGGGCATGCCGGGGCGATTGATTTGTAGTGGATACCGAAAGCGGGTGGAGGCGCGATGAGTCAATGGGCCGAATTGATCGGTAGGGCTAAACGAATACTGCAGAACGAGGAAGTAACCGATGTCTTCGGTATCACGTCGCTGCTAAACAGTCTCGTGTTTGCCCTTGAGGCATCCGAGACGGACCGCATTGACCTGCGGAACCGGGTCGCTGCCCTGGTGCGTCTCCTGACCCCGGACGACATGACCCCGGCAGTGGCACGCCAGTTCGAAGCGATCCTCAAGGACGACGGGGAATACGTCCCTGAAGTGGGGGCAGGGGGACTTCTACTTGGTCTTGAACACCTCGTCGCTGAATCGCAGAGGCTTCGAGCGTCCGGTGGCCGCCGTTTTCTACATCAACGCGACGAACCTATATCGGCCACAACTCGTAGGTTCCGGGTCGAGGAAACCAACTGATGCCGGCCGATTTTGATTTCTCGGAAGTGTTGAAGCTCGCCGCGGATCTGGACGAGGTTCCCGAGACCGCCGGTGAGAACGTCCGGAAGGCGGTCACGGTCACTGCTCGGAATGTGAAGGACGGTTGGCGGAAGAAGCTGTCCGGATCGCAGACCCTTCCGGGGACGCCGCGGGCGATCTCGTACGACGTCAGGGGCGGTAACGCGATACGCGGTTCGGAGATCAGTGCGGAGATCGGTGCTGATCTCGGGGGGCAAGGGTCCCTGGTCTGGGTCGATGAGTACGGGTCGCCTACCTCGGCGCCGCGTGGTTCCGGTGCGGCGGCGTTGCACGAGAACGAACGCGACTTCATCGAGGGTCTGTCGAAAGCGATTGGGGATGTCCTGTGATCAGGGAGCACGTCAACGCGATCCTCGGGCGGCTCCGTGAGGATGCCGGCCTTGCAGACATCGTCTTTCAGGGCGTGGTCACTGACCGCCCGAAGCGGTACTGCTCCGTGTTCGTGGACAACGGCTTCCGGGACCAAGAGCGGCTCACAGGTGGTCAGTGGACCGCCGATTTCAGTATCACCGTGCATTCGGTGGGCACAACGCCCGAGCAGGCGCAATGGGTCGCTGAGCGTGTCTACGCGCAGCTCCTCGGTGTGCGTCTGACGATCCCGGGGCGGCGTGCCCGTCCTGTGCGGGCTCAGGGTTCTCAGCCCGTACGAGTGGACGCCGACGTTTCACCACCGCTGTTCTACACGGTCGACGAGTTCGGGCTCACAACGAGTCCGGCGTAACGCCCCCCAGTGGGGCATCCAACAACACACGAAGGAGAAGGCTTATGGCCCTCGAAGAAGTCCCCTCCGGGCAGGCTGCTGACGGCTACGGCCTGGTCCTGTTCGTTCCCGCGATCGCGGATCCTGCTGCGCCGACGGTGGCCGAACTCACCGATACCGGCGTGGTGCCGCTGACCTACTCGATCGCGGGTGACGGGTACGCCCGTACGACGACGATCAACACGGTTGCCGCGAATCGTCTGACGCTGCGTCAAGCGATCGAAGTCGACGGCACGATCACCGACACCCTCGAGGTCACGTACGTGTACACCAACACGGACGAGGACGTGGCTCGTATCACTCTCGCGGAGGGTACGACCGGGTTCATCGTGGAGCGGTGGGCCATCGCGAACGAGGTGCCGGTGGAGGCCGGGCAGATCGTCGATGTCCTCCCGTTCCGCGCGTCGGTGCAGCGGAAGAACGCGCCGACGACGAACTCGGAGCTGACGCGCACGCAGAAGCTCAACATCACCGGTGACGTCAAGCGTGACGTCGCTGTGGTCGCGTAACCGCTCCCATTCGAGCGCCTGGCCGGGGTAACGCCCACGGAGCCCCGGCCAGGTCCCCTTACCTCATTCGTGGGTTTCCGTGGGAGGAATCATGCCGTCACTCGACGAAGACATCGCTGCACCGTACGAGAAACCATCCGTAGACGTGGAGGTCGAGATCCGGGGGAAACTCCGCGAGTTCCGATTCACGGAGATGGAAGGCCCTGATTGGGCTGAACTGACCGCCCGCCACCCAGTGCGCCTTGAGTCGCCGGTGGACCGGCAGTACGGGTACAACTTCGCCGGTGTCTGCAAGGACGCAGCGAAGTTCTCTGGCCGCCTCCACGAGGGCGACGAGTGGGTCAAAGTCGACCCGAAGACGTGGGACAAACTGTGGCCCGCCCTGTCCGGGCACGACGTGAACGTGCTTTACAACGCGATCTGGTCCCTGAACGAGTGGGAACCGTCGCAGCGGGTCGAGCGCTTGAAAAAAGAATCGAGGCTAGCGGCCGGCTCCTCGCAGAGCTCCGACTAGCCGCAAAAATCGGTGTGTCCCCGCGGACCGTGTGGGGGTGGAAGCCGCAAGCGACGACGGAGTATCGGTACGGCGATGACGGGCGCCTGGTGTCGTCGGTGACGGTGACCGAACCGGAATGGGACCAACTGCAGGTTGACTACCTGATCGCCTTGGAACTGTACGAAGCGGATATCGGGCCGCACGGGTTCCGCATGTCGGAGGCCACTTCGAAGGACGCTGATCCTTCGAACCGTGACCGGAAGTACCGGTTTGTGGCGGACGAGATCCCGACGGTGGATTTCGCGGCTAAGACACGGGATGACGCGATGGACCGGTACTACAAGAAGTGGCCGGACGCGAACCGTAACGGGCACCTCTGGGCGGTGCGACGCGAGGACCTTTAGTGCAGGTCTAGAGGGCGTCCTGCGGCTGCGCAGGCGTCCGCCACGTCGGTGGTGGCGTAGAGGAAGAACGCCTGCCCGGCGTCGTCGTTCCCGGCGGCGAATCTGAGCGCATAGTCGCGGGAGTCCTTGATGACCGCCTCAACTTCCCCGGTCGCACCGTCGAGGGCGCGGCGGAGCTGCCCCGGAAGCCCGGTCACGAGTGAACGTACCTCGGCCGGTGTGCCGTTCCCGTTCACGGCGTCTTGCAGTTCGTTGTAGGCGGTCTCGTATCCGGCGCAGGGCTCGGTGTTGTTGTCCGGGCCTGTGGAGCAACCGGCGAGCAGCAGAACCGCCAAGGGTGCGGTCATCCATTTCATAGCCCGAATCGTACCGGCCCGGCGCTACGTGCACAGATTCTCGGAGGTGCCTTGTGGCGGATCGCTCAACGAAGGTCACTCTGCTGGCGCAGGTGTCGTCGTATGTCACGAACATGGAAGCGGCGGCGAAGAAGACCCGGGATCTGGGTTCCGCTGCTGAGGATGGCGAGAAGAAGCTCGCCGCTCAACGTGAGGCGATGCAGAACCTCGGCGGGGTGCTCCTCGGGTTCGGTGCGCTTGCTGCGGCTGGTGTCGCCGTCGCGGTGAAGAAGTTCGCTGATTTCGATCAGGCGATGTCGCAGGTGAAGGCGGCCACGCAGGAGTCCGCCGAGAACATGTCCCTCCTCCGGGACGCGGCCCTTGGAGCGGGGGCGGACACGGTGTACTCCGCGACGGAGGCCGCGAACGCGATCGAGGAGATGGGCAAAGCGGGTGTGTCCACTGCGGACATTCTCGATGGTGGCTTGAACGGTGCCCTGTCGCTTGCGGCGGCGGGGAACCTCGAGGTCGGTCGCGCGGCCGAGATCGCTGCTACGGCGATGAATCAGTTCGGCCTTCAGGGCAGGCAAATCCCGCATATCGCTGACCTTCTCGCCGCCGGCGCAGGGAAGGCCTCCGGTGAAGTCGAGGACATGGCTCAGGCGCTCAACCAGTCCGGTTTGGTCGCTAACCAGATGGGGCTGTCCATCGAGGAGACCACGGGAACCCTGACGGCGTTCGCGTCCGCTGGCCTGTTGGGGTCCGATGCGGGTACGTCGCTGAAGACGATGCTGCAGCGCCTGAATCCGACGTCGAAGGAAGCCGCGGAGGAGATGAAGCGGCTGGGTCTGTCCGCGTATGACTCGGCCGGCAATTTCGTGGGCATGGAGGAGTACGCCGGCCGGCTTGCGAAGGCCATGGGCGGGCTCACGGACGAGCAGCGGAATGCGTCCATGAGCATCATTTTTGGTTCTGACGCTGTGCGTGCTGCTTCGGTGATCTACGAGAACGGTGCCGAGGGAATCGGTAACTGGATCGGTGAGGTTGATCAGTCGGGGTATGCGGCCAAGGTCGCGGCTGACCGGCTAGACAACCTCGCCGGTGATGTCGAGAAGCTCGGTGGCGCGTTTGACACGTTCCTGATCAAGTCCGGGTCCGGTGCGAACGACATGCTGCGTGGGATCGTGCAGGTACTCACCGGACTGGTGGACGTGGTGGGTGCTTTGCCGGCACCTGTTCTGGGCGCCGGGCTGGTGGTCGCCGGGCTGGCCGCTGCCGTTGCTCTCGCCGGTGGCGCGTTCCTCATCGCGGTTCCGAAGGTCGCCCAGTTCAAGGCCTCACTGGCAACGATGAACATGACGGTTGGGAGCGCGGCTCGGGGCATCGGCCTGATGTCCGGTGCTCTCACTATCGTCGGTGTCGGTCTTTCGGTTCTCGCGAATCGTCAGGCTGAGGCGACCGCGAACACGCAGCAGTTCAAGGATTCGCTGGATCAGACGACGGGTGCGTTCACCGACTACACGCGTGAACTCGTGAAGCAGAAGCTGGCTGAAGGTGGCGCGTACGAGACCGCGAAGAAAGCGGGCGTGTCTCAGCGTGAACTCACGGACGCTGTCCTGGCTGGCGGGGATGCGCTCGACAAGGTTCGGGACAAGATCTCGGGGATCAACACTCTCGGGAACGCGTTCGATGGGACAGCGTTCAAGGCTGGTTTCGCGCGTGACGCGATCGACAACATCGCCGCGTCAGTAGATGGTGCGGAGGAAGACTTCCGCGACACGGCGGCAGCCGGCGATGGCCTGACGGAGTCGACCGATAAGACGGGTGAGGCGTTCCAGGCTGCGGCCGACGCTGCGGCGGAGTTGCAGGAGAACCTCACGACGCTGATCGACACGGTGAACACGGCGAATGGTGTGAATCGGGATGCTGTGTCCGCGAATGCGGCGTGGAAAGAAGGGCTCGCCGGGATCGGTGAGCAGGTCGAGAAGTTGAAGAAGGACTTCGAGGACACCACCGGGTCAACGGAGGGGTTCTCGTTGTCGTTGGATGAGAACACTCTCGCTGGTTCTCAGTCGGCGGCGATGCTGGCAGATGTCGCAGGGAAGGCTGAGGCTGCGGCGTTGGCGCAGCTCGAGGTCGATAAGACGACGATGGGCGCGAAGGCTGCCACTGAGAAGTACCTCGACACGCAGGCGAGGAACAAGCAGGCGTTCATCGAGTCCGCCGTGGCTGCTGGGTACAACGCTGATGAGGTGAAGGGGCTAGCGGATCGGATCTTCCAGGTCCCCGAGAAGAGGTCGGTGGAGATCGCGGCTGAGACTGCTGCGGCCTCCGCGAAGGTGGCCCAGTTCGTCCGCGACCTGTACAACATTCCCGGCCGCCGGGACGTGGTGATCAACCAGGTCGTGAAGACAACTGGTGCGGCTCGAGGTGTGGTCGGTGCGGCTTACGCGGATGGTGGAGCGATCACCGGTCCGGGCGGGCCTCGGCAGGACAACTACCTGATCGCAGCGTCGAGCGGTGAGCATGTTCTCGACGCGGAAGATGTGCGTCGCATGGGCGGTCAGGCCGCGGTGTACCGGTTCCGGCAGCTACTCGCGCAGGGTGGCGTGCCGCGGTATGCGGACGGTGGTGCAGTCAGGTATGCGTCAGCTCGTACCGGCCCCGTCGCTGGGGCCGCTGCGGCCGCGCCGGTCGATGTGCGCGTGTATCTCGAACCGTCTCAAGGGGCGGAGAGATTCGTGGATACCCGGATCGAGGTCAACGGCAAGCGGAACGAGTTGCGTCTACGGAATGGAGTCCAGCGATGACTGGTCGTCTCACCCCTGTCCCGTTGAAGCCGGGTCTGTATCAGCCGAACAGCAGCATGCAGATGACCGCGGATGGGAACTACCTGTCCGGGGACCTTGAGTTCTCGGATGGGAACTACCTGTTCCTGGTCGCGGATGCGACGACACCTCAGCTCACGTATCTGCCGGCGGAGGGTAACGGCCGGTACGGTCCCCGGGTTGAGGTGTTGTTGCAGGGGTTGGCGCCGGGTGGTGCCGTGAATCTGTGGCGTGAGTCCGGGGATCAGCGGTTCCTGGTGCGGGGTGCGGTTCGTCGTGGTGGGGCGGATTCGTTGGTGGTCACGGATTCTGAGGTTCCGTTCGGGCGTGCGGTGACGTACCGGGTGGAGATGCTGAACCCTGATTTCACGTCGGCTGGTTTCACCCCGGGGACGAGCGTGATCCTGGACCGGGATGTGATGGGCGC